GCCTGGTATGTAATTTTGAGATAGTCCAAATCTCCGATTAGCTCTATTTATCCCTGAAAAGCAACCCAACGAACCTAGTCCGCCTCGAATATCTCCCAAAAAGTCCAAATAACTCCAAATATCCCTGAAATAGCACTTTCTAGCTAGTCCAGCGAGTCACAGTGGTGAAGCCACTGAATCCCGCTAGTCCCGGTGCACGTAATGTGAAATTCTGCTTTACAGATCGGTTTCGCACTGGCGCAGGGTAGATTTTTATTTTTTGACCAAAATTTATTTAGACTACACGTTCGGATTCGCACTTAGTCGGTTTCGCACTAGTAACCCTCGGTTTTGCACTTATCGGTTTCGCACTAAAGCGCCGAGCTGCGCTCACCGCCACGTGCATTCACGCTGGACGTCTAGCCATCCAGACTTCTAGCCGTCTAGCCATCTGGACGTCCAGCCATCTGGCCATCTAGACGTCTAGACGTCCGCAAAGTTGAATACGAATCATTCTCATTCCCACCTTGAATGCGAATCATTCTCATTTCGATTACGATTAGCAGTTTACGTAAACTGCGTTTTTTCTAATGTTTACCTTTACGTAAACGTCAACTAAGTTATACAAAGTTATCCACACTGTTATACATTATCCACATGGCACGTTAATTGCATAATCCCTGTAAAGCAACCTAACGAGTTATCCACAACTTATTAACAGGGTTATACCACTGTATGTTTATACAGTGGTAGTAACATGTGGATAAGTGTAAACGTCCATTTTAAGGGGTCTAAATGGCTCTGTAAGTTGCTTTCAGGGATGGGCTATATATTAGGTGGTACTAGATTCTATAGCCTGGAGGGATTATATTAGATTTACCTGTTATAGCGTGTAAACGGCGAACTACACGCGCAAGCGTGTAGTCCTATGCAAGAATCATGCCAACTATTTTTCGACGCGGTGAATGAGAATAGTTCTCATTTGACTTTATGCTAACACTGGAAATAAATTCTGTCTACTCCTTCTAGTATATTCATTTCTTCTAATATACCATAGCCTATTGGGGCTAATTTCTTAAAGTCCTGTACTGTAAATTGTGCTACTTCACAATAAGATTCGGCCTCTATATTGTCTAGCTCTATAGTAGATTCTAGAAGTAAATCATGCCATTTATCCCTAGGGTACGCGCATAAAAACATACCCAAATTTATATCTAAGATAGTTAATTTTTCAACACTAGAATTTTTAATACTTCCTAGTCGTGCGTTATTAGAATAGCTCATTTTAAAAGCTCCTTAAGTTTAGGTAAATTAGCACGCCCTAATTTATTTCGGGCGTGATCTACGTTGGCACGTTGTCTAGTGATGCGCTTTTCAATATCAGATTTTTCATCTAATATGCTGGCTAGCTTGCTGCAAGCAAATTCGTATTGTTGCAGCAAGTATAAATAGCGCTTTTCTTTATTTGATAGGCTCATTATCCAAACTCCACTAATGCTAGCAATTCACATTCTGCGCCCATTTCATCCTCGTTATACTGTACAGCTTCTAGGTGGTTGAAAATATCCTCGTCAAATGTTTCCTGATAGCATTCGGTATAATCGATTGAGCAGTTTGCAACCTGTTCGCGGTTAAATTCTGCTCTAGCTTTTTCGCTGTAACCTACTCGAGTTTTTGCCTTGGCTAGTGTTTGCTCGGTAAGCCAAGTACCAATTGAATTAGAGTAATCCATTGCAACGCTTTTAGTAGATACGAAAATCGGAGCAGGGGAAGCCATAGATCTAACTAGTCCAGTGTTTAGTTGTACTGAATGGCCGATAACAATAGTTCTATTATTATCGTGAAACGATTTGGCTGAAAAGTCTATTTTATCACCACAAAGAGATACAGATTGGGTAGCGCGGTTTGAGTTTTTCATAATTTTGAATCCTAGCTTAGTGGGTTGAAATTATTTTCTTACCCGACCAAATAAGTATATCACACTGACAACTGGTAGCAAGTAATCTTTTAGCCGTCTAGACGTCCAAACCCAAAATCGGCGCAGCGAATGAGAATCATTCTCATTTAGCTTTGCGTTAACAGTGAACTTCTATTATTCAAATTCCACTAATGCTAGTAGTTTGACAATTTCATTAACACTTTGTGAACAATTGTACTTATTAGCATCTGCTAATATACCCGCTAAATCCTCCAAATCGTAAATTCGATAATGATAACAAAACTCATAATTTTTAACTTCTGGCTTTGTTACCGAAATGTTACAATAACAATCAATTTCGTTATCACAGCCATGTAAGTATAGTTCAACCATTACACCCCCAGAAAAGCAACAAAGCGATAACAATCACCACGCCGCAACAATTAAGTAACTCAACAGCCATACGTTCTGATAATCCTAGTTTTAACGCTACCATATCAATTAAACAATTCATTAAAATGCCCCCGCAAAAAGTGCTGCCATGATGAACGTAAACATAAGCTTTGACCAACCAGCCTTAAAGTCGTTTGTACCTATTGAACGAGCTATACCGATTACGCCACACAAAGCCGCTAAAATAGTTAATATTAATACTAGCATGATTATCACCTCTAGGCTAGCCCGTAGGCTAGCCTTATCCAAGTTAAGTAGTTGATTTAGTGGTTAATGGCACCATTTGCATTTGTGAAAATATAGCTGCTAATTCGTCACGCTCAAGTGTAACAACTACCCCCGAGTCTGTTTGCAATTTAATCACCTGCTGACCTTTCAGTGTTCTGTGTTGAACCATGTAAACGACTTCTTGCTTGCCTGAAATAAACATAATTTTGAATCCTAGCTTAGTGGGTTGAAATTATTTTCTTACCCGACAAAGACAGTATAGCACACTGATAAATCATATCAACTATTTATTTGGTCTAAAATGAAAAACATTGTTCTTACCAGGAACCAACCAGGGTTACCGGCAGGTAAACCTGCCCAGCCAGCCAGCCTAGGCAAATATACCTATTTCTTGCAAAAGTCGCTTAAATCGCTGTTTTGGCGGCTTCCTGTCGGTGGATAATGTATAAGGGCTGTTTCAATGATTTTTTTATCCACAGGTTATTAACAGGTTATACATTATCAACAGGGTTTATAGGCCACCAGCAACATTTTGACAATGGTAAGACCAATTGACCAAGTTATCCACAAAATTATTTTGTTTAATGTATAACTCACCTGTTAATAAGTCTAGACTTATCCACAAGTACCACACATGCAAGAATCATGCCAAAAAATTTTCGGCGCGGCGAAATGAGAATGATTCTCATTTGCATTCAACCCAGTGAGCTACCAGGATGAGAATGATTATCATTTGCATATGCAAGTTTGCTAATACAAGTTGGCATGGTTTTTGTTGCGAACTATTATCATATGCGTTTTTGCTAATATACCTATATGCAAGTTTGCTAATATTAACATTAGATTCTACTAATATAAGTTGGCATGGTTTTTGTTGCGAACTATTATCAACAAGAATCGTGCCAAGTCAAGAATCGTGCCATAACAGTAAAATCTAATATATAGCTCTAGAACGCGCTATAACGTGATTTGCCGGTACTATTATTTTTTGAAGCCCTAGTATCAAAACCTTTTTAAAATGCCACCAGCAGCCAAAGCGTGACTTATCCACAAAGTTATCCACAAGCAATGGGGTTGACATTCTCAAAAGGCCATTTCTATCCACAATTTGCTAGTTATACATAAAAAATCTGTGGATAAGTGAATAACTAGCATGTTTTACAAATGTCAAATTTATTTGAAATAATGCTTAACAAAGTTATCCCCACCTGGTAGAGCCTGGACGTGCCCCTTGTGGATAACTATTACCAAATAGGCCGATTCCTTGGATTCTAGGAAAGTTATCCACAAAATTACAAACCAGGAAAATTATCTGTGGATAAGTGCCCTGTGGATAAGTACCAAATAGCACCAGATTCAACAATCTATTTGTTTTGATATACGACTGACCAAAAAATTAAAGTCGCTTAAATCGCTGTTTTGATGCCTTTACGGGCATATTAGTTATATCTAATATATAACCATGTTGGCATGGTTATTGCTACGCGCTCGCACCTGTTTCTTTTATAAACTAGCCCAGGCTTATGCATTCTAGTTATAACTTATATTAACTAGTTATTAGACGGTATTTTTTAAACGTGGTCTAATAGCTTCATTGAAACGGGACATCATTTCAATGTTATTTTTACCCTGTGATGTGAAGCGGCTTTGATTAGCGCGAGGTACTAGGAAAAAATAAAAGCTTGACAATAAAAACGGTTCCATGCAATAATAGCTCCACTGATTAGGCAGCATCCTAAACGTTCTTTAACAATCTGGTAACAAAAAAGTTTCACTTGCCTAGTTAAAGTTATCATTAATCACATTATTTATTAGTAGTGTGATTATTGACTAACTTTTAGTCAATACCACTAACTAAAATCATTGGAGATTTTAAAAATGGCAAAGGCACCTAAAACCCAAGAAACGAAAAAAGCTACCGTATTGCGTAAAAATCACGGTACTAAGGGCAATTTTCCCCCTAAAAAATCTTGGGTAACATTAAACGGAAGGATTAAAACCGAAGTCGTTTTATGTTCTGGAAATTTCGAACCAATGCGAACGGGCGACAAAGACAAAGACGCCGAAGCAATGCGACTTTATCGCGAAGCATACCGCGCCGATTTGCGAACGCTTGAACGCCAAAAACCTGTTAAGCCTAAAACATTATTCGACCTTTATGTGTTGAACGGTGGCAAGGCAAGACACCCGAAACAGCTAGCAGGCCAAATTGTGCAAATGCTCGGTTATTCGCATAATTCAAGCGCTGAAATTCGCATTATTTAGGGGATGCTAATGTTTATATTATTTGTTGCTATATACATGTTAGCGGCTTATTTAATTGGTTTATTAACAGGCCAATTATTGGAGTCAAGAGATAAAACTTTCTTTACCTCAGAGCCTATCCACGGCCACGTTTTATGTGTATTGTGTTTGTTCTGGCCTATCCTGCCCTTGCTTACGCAAGCCAGCAGGTTAAGGAAATTTAAACCGTAATATAGAGTTATCTTAAAGAGCGTTTATTAAGCGCTCTTTGTGGCTAACTTTAGCCATTAACTAACTAACCCTTTCTAGGAGATTTACAAATGACTACAACTAAAACACCAGCTAAAAAATTCGCTTGGAATGATGAAACCTGTTCACAAGCTGCCGCGCTTTATGCTGAATTACTAGGTGCAACTTACAACCCTGTTACTAAAACGCTGGATTTTGAAGTTGGTTCGAAGCCTACTGTCGATTTACACACGGTAGCAAACAGCGAAAAAGCTTTAAATGCAATCGCTGTTAAAATTGGGGCGAAATCTGGTCGTGCTGTTCGCGGTAAGTTATCAAAAGAGGGCGTTTATATTACCCTTGAAGCCGTCCCAACTCCAAGCACCTCGACACGTATCTCAAAAGGTCAGTACGTGCGTTCAATTGCCGAGGGTTTAGGCGTTGACCTTGAAACAATCCAAACGCTTGATAAGGCCAATTTAGAAGCGTTGGAAACCTTAACAGCGAAATTAAACGGAGTGTTGAAAGCTGCCGAAATGCCAGAAATCACTGTTAAGTAATTGTTAACTGGGCGTTAATTCTAGCGCCCTTTAATTTCCCGTAATGACGGAGTATTAAAAAATGTTTTCACCCAAACTCAACTTATCTGATTTAGTCGCAGAGCATAAAGGCCATATTGCAGCCGTATTAGATACCCAGTCCGAAATTGAGCGCTTAAAGGAACTAGCATTTCAGCAAAAAGAAGCGGCTAAACTTGACCGTGATACGTTAACGCAATTAATACGCCAATTGTCTAACGAGCGTCACCCAAGCAACAACGGCATGTTGCAAGAAGCAAATGTTAGCGCTTTGCTTGGCGCAATCAATATTAACTTTACTGCTTATAACAGCTCAAATGATGAAGTTAGACTAGCGTATGATAAGGCCGTTAACGTCTACAATGACGCAATGGTAAAGCTATTTAAAGCAAAAATAGCATATATCGAAAGTTGTGCTGTTTATGGTAGTATGGCAGGCTTATCGGTTAACTGGCAAGCGCTAGAAAAACGTAGCAAGTAAGCAACCCCTTTAAATTTTCCCGTAATGACGGAGTAACAAAATGAAACAAGTTAAAAACCTATCTGTAGCGACACAAGCGGCATTGTTAAATCTTGCTCAAAATGAGTTTAATTATTATGGCAAGCGTACCCGTTCAACTCGCCTAACTTGTGCTGAACAAATGCTTAGAGAATGTGAGTTAATCGGAACGGTAGAAAGTGCCGATTTAGTGGAATGGCTGGCAGAAAATAAACCAGCACCAGCACCAGCCAAAGAAAAAGCCGAAAAAGTTAACGCTCCGTTAGTTCCTACTTTCAACGGCGAGTTAATGCATCGTGACGATATTATGCAAAGCTTACCTGATGGCGTTTATATTATTTCTAGTGCGCAAAATAATACATTGCCGCACCCTACACTAAAATCATTAAAAACTTTAGCGGGTGTTTTAGAGGCTCAACTTTTATTGATGCCTATTAAATACACAACAACGCTTGATAGCTTGGAACGCAAAACGCCAACTTATGACGATAGTGTTACACCTTATCTAGTAGAGAATAATATCTGGCTAGGTGGTCGTGGCTGTGTTCGCTTGGCAGTTGGGGCAAATATCCTGCCAACCGCTAAGCAGCCAATTAACACGGCAGCAAACTTGAATAAAGGCGAGTCGTTAACCGTTGTTGCCTCACCTAAAAAGCAACTCAAAACACTAGCCCGTTCAAAAGATGGTGCACATCGTTGGGTATATACAACGGGTTCATGTACACAACGCCATTACACTGACACCAGAGCAGGCGAGGAGGGATGTGATTCACATACGTTCGGGGCATTAGTTGTCACTGTTAATGAGGGTTATGTCGAGCATCAAGAAATTGTGGCAGATGAAAGCGGGGCATTTTATTATGATATGGCCTGTTATGATGGTTTTAACATAACAGAGATTCACAAGACACCAGCACTAGTTTTAGGTGACTTACATTGTGAAAAGATGTGCGAAAACTCGCTTGTAAGAGCATTAGCCCAAATTGATATTTATCAGCCCTCACAAGTTATTTTACACGATACACTAGATTTTATGTCTAGAAATCATCACAATCGAAATAGCGGTTTGTTTCTATATACAATGGGTTCCCGCTCTGTTTTAGATGATTTAAATGATGCTGTTCATGTTGTAAATAGAATTGCTGCCCAATGCGATAGCGTTTTTATCGTTTGCAGTAATCACGACTTAGCCCTTGATAGCTGGCTTGATGACCCAAAATACAACGCTGATAAAGACCCTATCAACGCTAAAACGTATTATTTCTTGAAACATGCTGTTTTAGAAGCAATTGACAGCGGGGACGAACTAGACGCACCACGCTTAGCAATGTTTGATTTAGCAATCACTAAACTAGTCGAGCAGTTAGCGGAACCATTAGCCAGTAATGTTATATTTGGCCGTCTAGATATGAGCCATAAGATTAACGGATTCGAATGTGGTTCTCATGGGCATTTAGGTAACAGCGGCGCACGTGGTTCGCAACGCTCGTTTAAAGCTTATCAGATGCCTTGGATTAGCGGCCATACACATTCACCCGCCCGTGATGGTAATGTGTTAACCGTGGGCGTTACTGGTTCGCTGGAAATGGGCTACAATAAAGGTGGTACTATGTGGGATAGAGCAAACGCCTTAATCCTGCCAAATGATACAGCCGTATTAATTCCCACGTATGCAATAGGAGAGCAGCAAGCATAATGTTAGATAGAGATTATAACGGCTACCCCATTAAGTAACTTAACCCGCTTTGTTCCACGTGGAACAAAGCAACCCCCTTTTTACGGAGTTACCCAAATGTCACAAGTTAATATCACGTTTACCAAAGACACCCCAGAATCATTCGAACCTGAAACAGGGCAATTTTTTCAGGTTAATGAATGCCATACAAACGAATTGATTTTAATAACTGACGACACCCATGTGTGCGTTATTTTATCTAGTGGTCAATTAATGGACGTTGAAAACCTAGACGAAAAGCTTACCCGCGATAACTTAGTTATTGATTTAAAAATCGAAGCAACCATTAAATAATTAACCCGCTTTGTTCCACGTGGAACAAAGCAACCCTTTTTCCCCGTAATGACGGAGTATTAAAAAATGAGCCAATTTAAGCCAAAGCATATTACAATTTTTGACCTAGACAGAACCGTTATAGATAGCGACCATCGCACCCCCTACGATAATGATGGCAACCTAGATTTAGCAGCATATCGCGACAACCAAACACACGCTAACATTATGAATGACACACTTTTACCCTTAGCTAAACTTATGCAATCGCGCATAGCCCAAGGGGAAACCGTGGTAATCGTTACTGCAAGGCGCATGATTAAGAGTGATTACATATACCTAAGAAAGAACGGATTAAAAACCGCGTATACTTGCAGTCGTGACCAATTATTCAAGCGCTTCGATAATGAAACCGCATCAATGATTTATAATCTTAATGATGCAAACTACAAATGGCATTGGTTTAACCATTTACAGAACCGTTTTCCTCTTGCCTCGTTTACTGTATACGATGACCATAAAGGCGTATTAAAGGTGGCGCAATCGTTTGGCTTTCAAGTGTACGATGCAATTAGTGTTAATAGTATGCTGGCTGATTTTCTTGATATGGGATTTGAAGAAGGATTTGCGCAAGGATTAGACGCGGGTTATCTGGACGGGGAAATGAGCGCTATTCATCAGGTAATTGAATTTGACAGCAGAGCAGCCTAAGCGCAATGCTGGTAGTATATGCATCAATGCTAATATAGTGCAATATGTTAGCATTGCATTATCCCCCTGTTAGAGCATTAGCCCTTACTAATATATAGTAAGGGCATTTTTATTATGTACAAATGATAATCAATATCAAATGAGAATCATTCGCATATGATAAGCCAGGAACAAATGATAATCATTCGCATTTAGGGTGGGGGCGGTAATGAGACTCATTCTCATTTGACCCAGGCCCCACCCCTTTTCATGTAACTACTATGAAAAATTAGAGGAAATGGCTTAGGCCGCCTCTAAGAGCAACTAAGCGGTTCCCTGAAAGCAACTATGCATAATTCCCCAACTATGCATAATTCCCATAACTATACATAATTCCCATAACTATGCATAATTCCCCTAACTCCCTATACTCCCTTTACTTCCCAACTTCCTATACTCCCTTTACTTCCTATACTCCCCGCACCCCTCCACTCCCAAAGAGACTACTAATCTAAAAGACTCCAAATACAATTCTTAATTTTTTAATTTAAAAATACTTGGCTAGTACCTTACTTGCATCCGAGGTAGAAAATTAATCTTTACATATATTAATAATAACGTTATAATAACCCTATTATTAACACACATCTAAGAGGAAAGTATATGTCTACCCAAGATAAACTAGTAGAGTATGATGACGCGTTGCTCCCAGAGACTATTAGTCCCCAGGGATTATTAATTGCAGACACATACCTAACCAATGGCCAAGATGCTAAGAAAACAGCTCTAGCTTTAAAGATTGATGAACAAGAAGTTCGTAGATTATTAAGAACACCAGAAGTCCGTTCGTATACTAACGCAGTATTCATGGAGACAGGCTTCAGAAATAGACACCGCATGTTTGGTGCCTTAGACGAGATTATTAACCGTAAGTTAGAAGAAATGGAAGAAACTGGTACTACTACAGATGCAGATATTTTAGAACTAATGGTTAAGTATCATAACATGAAAATGGCAGAGATGAAAATGGAAAAGGAACTACACGAAGCTAAGTCCCCTACCATAGGTCGTCAGAATAACGTACAAGTTAACCTTAATGGCGGCAGCAACTACGACAATCTTCTAGCCTCCCTAGCCAAAGGAAATTAAATGGAACTCTCTAGAGATTTTATTTCACGTACTAGCATAACCAACTACCCTGTCGGGGAAAGATTTTTCAAATTGCCTGTCGAAAATATGATGTTGCAGGAAGGAATTATCCCCAACGAGCCACAAATAGCTATCATTAATGCGTTGAACGATCCTAACATACGCTTCGTGGTCGGCTGCGTTTCTAGGCGTGTCGGAAAATCTTTCATCGCCTATACTTTAGGATTCTTAAAAGCTTTAGAGCCTAATGTAAAAGTACTAGTTGTGTGCCCCAACTACTCGCTAGCGAATATTGGTTGGACACATATCAAAGGACTTATACGTAAGTATGGTTTAGAAACAGAGAAAGAAAACGCCAAGGATAAAGAGATTGAGTTATCTAATGGTACTCTTATTAAACTAGCTTCTGCTGGTAATGCTGACTCCGCTGTTGGTCGTTCTTACGACTTTATTATATTTGACGAAGCGGCTATCTCACCTAAGGGTGGGGATGCTTTCTCAATTCAGTTACGCCCTACACTTGATAAACCTAACTCTAAAGCTTTGTTTATTTCAACACCTCGAGGTGCTAACTGGTTCCAAGAGTTCTACCGTCGTGGGTTTAGTAGTGATCCCTTGTTATCTAAGTGGTGTTCATTACATGGTACTTACCGTGATAACCCTCGTGCTAGTAAGGAAGATATTGATGAAGCACGTGCTAATAATAGCCCTGCATTCTTTAAACAAGAATACGAAGCTGACTTTGCAACGTTTGAGGGTCAAATTTACGAATCATTCGATTACGAGGAACATGTATTCAATGATGAGGACTTATATGGCCGCTTAATGGTTTCGGAAGATTGTGAGGGTATCCTAGGTATTGACCCAGGTTATCGTGACCCAACTGCCATGACAGGTATTAAGTATGATGACGAATCTGACTGCTACTATATTCTAGATGAGTATGAAGAAGCAGGTGCTCAGACTTCTGTTCACGCTAAGTTTATTAGACAGTTCGAAGATAGATTTGATCCTCACTATATATTCGTTGACTCGGCGGCTGCTCAGTTTATTGCTGACTTAGCTTACGATTATGATATATCTAGTGCGAAAGCTAATAAAGCTCAGTCCGAGGGGATTGGACACTTAGCATCATTAATACATGCAGGTAAGATAAAAGTATGGCATAAGTGTACTAAGACTATTAGTATGTTTATGAACTATAGATGGGATGAT